AAGAACCTGCTGAAGAAGGGCCACGCCCAGCACATCCACGCCAACTGTGACTGTGAGTTTGCGGTGCGGTTCAGCCGGGAGTTTGACGTCTCCGGCTACGACCCGGAAGAATACCTCCGGCAGTACCGGGAGGCGGGCAGCGATATCAACAACTGGCGGCGGATTGATTATGCGGCCAACCGGGAGCGCATCAATGCCCAGAAACGGGCGGCGTATGCGTCTCAGGCGTACCGAAAAGACAGAGGCGCAGTCAGCGAGATATCTCTGATTCGGCGTTCGGAGGAAGTCAAGCTCTCTGTAAGACAGGTTGAATCTTACAAAACGCCGGTTTATGTTTCAGACCAGGCAACAATAAAGCCGAAAGCTCTCCATAGAATCAATCAAAATACCGAAAAAGCGCTTTCCGACTGGGGTGTCAGCCTTGACCGGAAGCCCAAAATCATCGTTGTCGGCGATAACGAGCTGCGCGGCGCAGTCGGTATTTACGACCCGTGCGAGAACGTTGTTTATTATGCGGAAAGCGTTGGCAAAAAGACTGTTCAAGACGTTTCTGGTGGTTTCGGAGTAATCGAAGCTCACGAAATGTGGCACATGAAACAGGCCGAGGACTTCCGGCAGTCCGGCTGGGTTATCACCCGTGAAAACCGTGCAGAATATCTTGATGCCCTGTGCAAAAAGTGCAAAGGACGCATTGACAAACTGGGTATCACGCGCGATAATGTAAGAGAGTTAAGCCAATACGCAGCTGATATGTATTTAGGCGAACGTTTTGACGAAGTCGAAGCAGAATTCATGTCATTAAGGAGGCGAAAATAATGGTCATTCTGAAATACCCGGCGGATATTCAAAAATTGATTGATATTTTCGACCCCTACCGTGAAGCCATTTCGTCCAAACAATTTGACCAGATTCCACCTGAAGCGGTGGACGCATTCAACAAGTTCAAACAGTGGTCTTGGGAACAAGACCAGTAATCCAACCACGATGCACCCGCACCGTGGTTTTTTGTTGCCCATTTTCAAGCACTGTGCAAAAAATGCACGGTGCTTTTTTCATGCCGTCTTAGCTCATTCAGGAAGAGCGCCGGTCTCCAAAACCGGAAGCGGGAGGTTCGATGCCTCCAGACGGTGCCACGCAGCGGGCGGTGCGTACCCCGCCCAAGACCAAATACTGACAGCGAACAGTGTATAAAAACTGTGGTCACACAACCTGAAAGGAGTTTCCACCATGAAACGCGAAGATGTGAAGAACAAGATCCCCGGCATTACCGACGAGCAGCTGAACTGGCTCATGCAGGAGAACGGCGCTGACATCAACCGGGAGAAGTCTGCCGCCACCGCCCTGCAGACCCAGCTGAACAACGTGAATGCCCAGCTCAAGACCGCGCAGGACGGCCTTGCCGCCTTTGACGGCAAGAAGAAGCCGGAAGAGTACGAGGCCGAGCTGGCCAAGCTGCAGGCCGACCTGAAGGCACAGGCCGATGGCTTTGCCTTCGACAACGCCCTCGACACTGCCATCCTCGGCAAGAAGGGCCGTAGCATCAAGGCCGTGCGTGCCCTGCTGGACGTGGACAGCCTGAAAGGTTCCGCCGACCGCACTGCCGACATCGCCAAGGCGCTGGACGAAGCTGCCAAGGCGAACCCCTGGGCCTTTGGCGAGGACACCCCGACGCCCGCACCCGCGCCCGGTTATCCTGTCCTGCCCGGCGGCGGTGAACCGCGGCACCTGCCCAGCGAGAAGGACGGTGTCACCGCCGCATTCATGGACCGCAACCCCGGTTTGAAAATCTGACAGCCGTGCAGCAGCACGGAGAAAGTGAGTAATTTTTATGGCACATGCAAATCAGGAACGTTGGGCCACTCTGGTGGACGCAAAGCTGCGCAACCAGCTGGTGACCCGTGATAACCTCATCTTCAACAGCCGCTACGAGGGCGACCCCACCTCCGGCAAGGTCAAGATCCCGGTCCGTGACACCGAGGTGGCCGTCAAGGAATACGACAAGGCCAACGGCATCGCTGCCGAGGCGGGCACCACCACCTATCTGGACCTGAACATCGACCACGACGAGGCCGTGAACGAGCTGATCGACGGCTACGACGCCGACAGCGTGCCGGATGACATCGTGGCCGACCGTCTGGACAGCGCCGGTTACTCTCTGGCCCTGTCCATCGACAAGAAGTCCATTGCCGCGCTGGAAGGCGCGACCGGTGCCACCATCAGCGCCACCAAGACCGCCGCCACCGAGAGCAACGCCTATAAGCTGGCGCTGGAGGCCAAGCGCGTGCTGGGCCGCAAGGGCGTGCCCGCCGAGGGCCGTTTCCTCATCGCATCCCCGGAGTATCTGGAGGTGCTGATGCTGGACGAGCACTATATCAAGCAGGGCGACCTGTCGCAGGAGCTGGTGCAGCAGGGTGTTGTGGGTCGCATTGCGGGCTTCAATGTGTTTGAATCCAACAACATGGATTACGAGAGCACCACCCGCGTGACCAGCAAAAAGACCACCACCGAGTTCATTGCCGGTCACCCCAACTGGTGCCACCGCGTGATGGAGTGGCAGGTAGCCATCCATCTGCAGGACCTGTCCGGCTCCGGCAAGTACATCGGCGCATCCGCTGTGCAGGGCCGCAAGGTGTACGGCCTGAAGGTCTCCAAGCCCCAGACCCTGTACATCAAGCGCACCGAAGTGTAACGGGGTGCCTCATGACCTATGCCGAAGTGTTAGATGTGGAAGCCGGGTTCCGTGCCCTCTCCAAGGACGAACAGGAGCGCTGCAGCGCTCTGCTGAGCGAGGCGGCGGTCATCATCGACGCCTACAACCCGGACGCCGGAGAGGACGCAAAGCGGCTCGTTTCCTGCCGGATGGTGCGCCGCCAGCTGGGCGAGAGCGACAGCGAGGGCGGCGTCAGCTTTCCCGTGGGTTCCACCCAGGGCACTGCCACGGCGCTGGGCTACTCCCAGAGCTGGACCATGAGCGGCGGCTCTTCGGGTGAGCTGTATCTGTCCAAGCTGGAAAAGAAACTGCTGGGCGTGGGCAGCCGTCTGGGGGCCCGCAGCCCGCTGGAGGACTTATGTTGAAAGGCATCGACGTCACCCTGTACGAAAAGACCCAGACCGGCACCGACGAAGCCGACGCCCCGGTCTACGCCGAAACGCCGGTCACCGTGCACAACGTGCTGGTGGGCGAGCCTTCCGCCGAGGAGATCACCACCGAGCTGCAGCTGACCGGGCGGCGGCTGGCCTACACGCTGGCCATCCCCAAGGGCGACGCCCACGACTGGAACGACGTGCAGGTGGAGTTCTTTGGCCAGCGCTTCCGCACCTGCGGTGGCGTTGTGCAGGGCATCGAACGCATGATCCCCCTGTGCTGGAACAAGAAAGTGCAGGTGGTGCGCTACGAGTAAAGTCCGTTTCGAGCTGAACCGCGCCGGGGTGCGTGCCCTGATGCGCAGCCCGGAAATGCAGGCCGTGCTGAAGGCGCGGGCCGACACCGTGAAAGACCGCTGCGGCGACGGGTACGAGGCCTATGTGGCCGCCACCCGCGCCGTGGCCGTGGTGGAGACCGCCACCCCGCAGGCCGTTGATGACAACTCTGCCCACAACACCCTGCTCAAAGCAACCTCGACTGCACACAGCATTGAGGGCGTGCATCACCACAAGCGCCTGAAAGACTGCCGGGCCATCCGCTACAGGAGGAAGAAATGATCGAAGAAACCATCCGCAGCTTTCTGGCCGAGCGGCTGGACGTGCCGGTCCGGCTGAGCGTGCCAACCCCGGCCCCCGCCCGCTTTGTGGTGGTGGAAAAGACCGGCTCCGGCTATGAGGACGGCATCTACAGCGCCACCATCGCGGTGCAGTCCTACGGGCCCGCCGCCACCAGCCACGACGGCACCCTGGATGCGGCCAAGCTCAACGAGCTTGTCAAGGCCGCCATGCAGGACGCCGACAACCTGCCGCAGCTTGTGCGCTGCGACCTTTATTCCGACTACAATTTCCCCGACACCACCCGAAAACGACCCCGCTATCAGGCCGTTTTCGGCGTGGTGCATTACTGATCGAAAGGAGCCTTTTTTATGGCAGATGCAAAGAACGTGACCGCTGCAAAGCCCAAGGTGGGCGGTGCCGTCTGGCGTGCACCGCTGGGCACCACTTTGCCCACCGACGCCAAGACCGCGCTGGACAAGGCATTCAAGAGCCTGGGCTATATCTCCAGCGACGGTCTGACCAACGCAAACTCGCCCTCCAGCGAGAACACCACCGCCTGGGGCGGCGACACCGTGCTGACCCAGCAGACCGAGAAGCCGGACACCTTCGCTTTTACCCTGCTGGAATCCCTGAACCCTGACGTGCTGAAGGCCGTGTACGGTGACGACAACGTCACCGGCGACCTGACCACCGGCATCACGGTCAAGGCCAACTCCAAAGAACAGAAGGACTGCTGCTGGGTGGTGGAGATGATCATGAAGGACGATGTGAACAAGCGCATCGTCATCCCGGACGCCGCCGTCACCTCGGTGGGCGACATCACCTATTCCAACGGCGCGGTGGGTTACAACACCACCCTGACCGCCGTGCCGGACACGACCGGCAACACCCACTACGAGTACATCACCGCCAAGGGCGTGTAAGGAGGATCTGACATGATCACTGCAAAAACCAACGACGGCTTTGAAATTGAGCTGAGCGAGGACGCACTGGACGACGCCGAGCTGCTGGACGCCTTGGGCGGCATGCGGGACGGCAACGTCTTTGATATGAGCCACCTGACCCTGCGCCTGCTGGGCAAGGAGGGCCGCAAGAAGCTGTACGACCACCTGCGCACCCCGGATGGCCGTGTGCCGGTGGCTAAGGTGGCGGACGCTCTGGGCGAGCTGATGAACAGCTTCACGGCCGGAAAAAACTCTGCATCCTCGCCGAACTGATCGCATCGGACGAGGACGCCCTGATCTGCGATTTCGTGCAATATTACCATGTGCTGGACTGGCGTGCCCTTCCGCTGCGTCTGGCCGCCACACTGGCCGCAGGCCTGCCGGAAACGAGCCGCAGCCTGCGCAAGGCGGCAGGCCGCACGGTGGACTTTGAGACGGAACTGCTGGCCTATGCCGCCGACCGCCTGACTCAGGTGCTCTGGTGGCTGCACAGCGACACGTCCAAGCCGCCCTCCGTGCTGGCCGACCTGCGCGGCGAGGCGGACACCAGCAACGTGCAGAGCTACGCCAGCGCAGAAGAATTTGACGCCGCACTTGCGGCGCTGAAAGGAGGTTAACACCATGGCGGACGGAATCGAACTGGGCAAGGCGTATGTCCAGATCGTGCCCTCGGCGCAGGGCATCAAAAGCGCCCTGACTGAGATGTTTGACGAAGAGACCGAAGGCCTTGGCGAGCAGACCGGGCAGAGCATCGGTCAGGAACTCATCGGCATCCTGAAGAAAGTGATCGTGGCGGCCGGCATCGGCAAGATCATCTCGGAATCCATCAACCTGGGCGGCGCGCTGCAGCAAAGCCTGGGCGGTGTGGAAACACTGTTCAAGGACAGCGCCGACACCGTTAAGGCCTACGCTGCCCAGGCCTACAAGACCGTGGGCCTGTCGACCAACGACTACATGGAGCAGACCACCAGCTTTGCCGCCAGCCTGCTGTCCAGCGTGAGCCAGGACACCCAGGCGGCTGCCGATCTGGCCAACATGGCTATGGTGGACATGGCCGACAACTCCAACAAGATGGGCACCTCCATGCAGGACATCCAGAACGCCTATCAGGGGTTTGCCAAGCAGAATTACACCATGCTGGACAACCTCAAGCTGGGCTACGGCGGCACGCAGGCCGAGATGCAGCGCCTGCTGAAGGACGCCGAGAAGATCTCTGGCGTGCACTACGACCTGGGCAACCTAGCCGACATGTACAGCGCCATCCATATCATCCAGCAGGAAATGGACATCACCGGCACCACCGTCAAGGAAGCCGCCACCACCCTGACCGGCAGCTTTGCCGCCATGAAGGCGGCTGCGGAAAACGTGATGGGCAACTGGTCCACCGGTGCCGATCTGACGGAGCCGCTGCAGGCGCTGGCCGACACGGCACAGACCTTCCTTGTGGATAACCTGCTGCCCATGATCGGCAATGTACTGGCAGGCATTCCGGAAATCGTTTACAGCCTTGTGCCGGAGCTCCTGCAGACCGGCACCGAGCTGCTCAGCTCCCTGGCACAGGGCTTCACCGAGGGCATCCCGGAGTTCTTCTCCACCGCTCTGCCGCAGCTGCTGGCATTTACAGACCAGCTGCGGGACAACGCGGCCAGCTTTGTGGACGCCGGTCTGAACCTTATCACCCAGCTGCTCAACGGCCTGATCGCCGGTCTGCCGGATCTGATCGCCTATGTGCCGGACATCATCATCAACATCTGCGGCATCATCAACGACAACATGCCCAAGATCCTCGGCGAGGGCGTGGCCATCATCGTGCAGCTGGTCGTGGGCATCGTCAAGGCGATGCCGGATCTGCTGGCAAACTGGAAGAAGATCCTGCAGGCCGTCCTGTCGGTGATCTCGGCCATCAACTGGCTGAACATCGGTAAAAACATCCTCACCGGTGTGGCAAACGGCGTCAAGAGCATGGGTTCCAGTATGCTGAATGCCTTTAAGGGCGGCTTTTCCAGTGCTCTTGCCTGGATCAAGAGCCTGCCCTCGCAGGCTGTGCAGTGGGGCAAGAACCTGATCCAGAGCTTCATCAACGGCCTTACCGGCAAAGGCGGTGCGGTTGGTGCAGGAGCCATCGCAGCCACCGCCGGTGCCACCATTGCTAAAACCGCCAGCGGGAACGACTGGTCCTCCGTCTGGGCGGACGCCAACGCCGACGTGGCCGACAGCGCCCAGTCCATGGCGGAGGTGGTCGTCCCGGCCTATACCAAGTCCGGGGACGCCGCCACCAAGGCGGCCAAAAAGACCAAGGCCGCCGCACAGGCCGCCGAGACCCTGCTGTGGTCCCTGCAGGACGCAGGCCACACCGACACCACCAACGCCCTGGGCAAGGTGACCATCCAGACCACCGAACTCACCGAGCACCTGAAAAAGGGCTCTGAAGAGTACGACCGCCTGACCAAGACCGTGACCGAATCCGGTAAGGAAATGGTCAACGGTGTGGCCAAGAACTACAAGACCGTCACCAAGTATGTGACCGAAAACGGCAAGACCATCGCCCAGACCCAGAAGGTCTACGAGGAAATTGCCGCCACTGTGGCCAAGACCGTTACGTCTACAACGGATTCCGTGGTCAATGGCATTGCCACCAGCACCAAGACCATCACCGAGACCCTGACCGACAAAACCACGACCCAGAAACAGGTCATCACCGAGACCTACAACGACATCGTGGACGGGGCGCTGGTCACGGTGGAGCGGGTCAAGACCATTGCCGCCGACGGCGTCCCGCAGACCACCGAGGAGATCAAGAAAGCCTCTGCCAATAGCTTTGACGGCCTTGTCAAGGGCTGGCAGGACGAGGCCGACAAGGGCGTGGTGGGCACCTTCAACACGCTGGTGAACGCGGTCAAGAAACAGGACTGGCAGTCTGTCGGCGAATGGGTGCTGTCCACCCTGTACAACGGCCTTGCCCCGCAGGCCAAGCAGCTCATTGACGACTTCGGCAAGAACCTGATCCAGCAGGTCAACGGCTTGCTGGGCAAGGGGGTCAGTGCCGTCTCCAACGGCCTGTGGGATATGGGCGGCGACCTTGCCAAGGGCCTGACCAGCGGTTTTGCGGACGTGATCACGCAGGCGCAGGGCCTTGGCTCCACCCTCACCGGCATCTTTCAGGGTCTGAAAGGTCCGCTCACTGCGGCTGCCGCTGCCATCAGCACCGGCCTGAAGGGCGGACTGATCTCCAGCTTCCCGGAGATTCTGGCCTCCATGGGCACCCTGATCGGTTCCATCGGCAGCGCCTTTGTGGGCATGCTGGAAGCCGTCGCGGCGGCACTGTTCCCCACCGGATTCGGTGCCCCGCAGGCCCTGCTCATGATCGCGGCAGGCGTGGCCCTGACCGCCGCCATTGCGGCCATCGTGGCCGGCGTCGGCGGCGCGTTCAAGCGCAAGACCACCCCCGGCATCTCCGGCGGCACTTCCGGCAGCAGCACGACCTCCACGGCATCCGGCTCCCTGTGGGATTACGAGAAGCGTGCTCCGCTGCCGCAGCGCACCCAGCGGCCCAACATCGAGGTCAACCAGTACATTTACAGCAAAGCGCAGACGGCTGCCGACCTGATGCGTGAGGCACAGTACGAGCAGGAAAGGGCGGTGCTGCAGGGTGTTTGATGCGATCTTCAAGGCCAGCAACGGCCTGACCTTTTCCTTTGGTTACGCGGCGGGCGTGCTGTGGAGCATCACCCCGCTGGGTGACCTGCCCGTGGATCTGGAGACCAGCCAGGGTTACCAGCAAGTGGGTGCCACCGTGGAGAGCCGGAGCATTTCCGGCGTGACCCGCACGGTCACCGGGCGCATCCTGCGCAATCAGGACTACTGCAAGCGACAATTGCGGGATGTGTTTGCCCCCTACGTCACCGGCCGTTTAACCGTGGCCGGGGCCTACTGGTGCGACGCCGAGGTGCAGCGCACCCCGGACATCAGCGTGTCCGGCCTGTGGCCCACCTTCTCGTTTCAGCTCTACTGCCCGGACCCTTACTGGCACAGCGTGAAGGAGCTCACCGTCTCGACCTTGAGCGTAACACCCACCTTCCGCCTGCCGGTGTGCTACGATGTGCACAGCTACGGCGTGCGGGAACAGGCCAACTACCTCCGCATCGCCAACACCGGGCTGGACACCCAGGACTGGCAGCTGACGTTGGAGGCCCGCGGCCCGGTGGTAAACCCCGGCGTCAAGGACCCGGAGACCGGCGAGTTCCTGCGCTTTGTCACCACCCTGCAGGACGGCGACAAGCTCCGGCTGTACCGCGAGAGCGGCCAGCTGAAACTGGAACAGATCATCGACGGCACCGGCTACAACATCATGTCCACGCTGGACGGGAGCAGCAACCTGTGGACTTTGCGCCACGGGACGCAGGCATGGCAGCGCACAGCGGATTCCGGCACGGAATGGCTGTTCCTGACCCTGACCTGCAGCACGGCGTTCTCCACCGTGGTCCTGGAGGTGGGCGGCAATGGCTGAACGGACAAGCGCCCTGACCGCAGGCGGCCACAAGAGCATCTGCGTCTACGACGGCCAGCTGAACCTGCTGGCCCGGCTGGAAAGCTGGGTGTCGCTGGTCTGGCCGGAGCGCTACAACGTGTACAGCGGGGTGCAGGGTGCGCAGCTGGAGCTGCACGCCTCCACCGACCTGCAGGCGCTGTGCCGCCCGGACCGGTACCTCTGGCTCACCGGCTCCGACCGCATCATGCGCATCTGCTCGGCGCAGACCGACCGCTCCGAACACAAGCTCGTGATCTCGGCCAGGGACGCCGCCTGCATCCTGGACGAGCGCATCAGCACCCAGACCCTGAGCGGCTTTGCCGTGGAGAGCACCCTGCGCAGCCTTGTGTCCGGTGCGGCTGCATGGCCGGGGCTGGAGCTGGGCGTGCTTGCAGATCTTGCTGACGCCTACACCGGCGAGATCAAGCCCGGCAGCCTGCTCAGCATCGCCGAACAGGTGTGTCAGGAACTGGACATCGGCTTCCGGGTGCGGTTCGACCAGCAGGCCAAAAAGCTGCTGTTTGAGCTGTACCGGCCCAAGCTGGATTCCAACGCCCGGTACGCCCCGCAGTACGGCAACCTGACCGGCCTGACCTACACTGAGAGCATCACCGACTACAAGAACATCGTGACCGTGGCGGGCGCGGACGGCACCGTCACCGTGGGTGCCACCGGCAACACCGGCTCTGCCCGGCGGGAACTGTATCTGGACGCCACCTCTAAAAAGAAGAAGGACGGCCAGAGCCAGGAGGACTATCTGGCCGCGCTGCGGGCGCTGGGAGAACAGGAACTGGCCAAGCACACCCGCATCGAGAACTTCCGCTTTACCCCGACCGGAACGGTCACGGTGGGCAAGGTGGTGGCCGCCAGCCTGCCCGGCACCGATATTCAGGCGGCGGCCCGCATCACCAGCGTGACCCTGAGTTCCCAGAAGGGCGAGAACACGGTCACCACCGAGATCGGCACACCGATCCTCAGGAGGAAACCATGAGCATTATCACTTACCCGCTGAACGGCGTGACCTACGACGCCGAGGACGTGAGCACCTATCTGTGCACCCGCACCTCCGGCGTCTACTCTAAGGACACGAACTACGCCGTCAGCGTCACCGGCGCGCGGCAGATCACCGTGGCCCCCGGCCTTGCGTGGGTCAACTACGACGACTTCAAGGGCGTCTCCGCCTGCAGCCGGGAAGCGGTCGCCCTGACCGTCCCGGACGCCGACAGCACCCTGCCCCGCATCGACCGGGTGGTGCTGCAGTTTGACACGGCGGCCAACCTGACCGCCGTCAAGCTCAAGCCTGGCACGCCTGCCGCCGCCCCGGAGCCGCCCGCCATCCTGCAGAACCACAACCAGTACGAGCTGGGCCTGTGCACGGTGAGCGTGCCCGCAGGCTCCTCGGTGATCACCGCCGCCGACATCACCGACACCCGCGCGGACGAGACCGTGTGCGGTGTCATGCGGGACGGGGTCAAGGGCATCCCCACGGCCCAGCTGCAGGCGCAGGCGCTGGCCATAATGACCCAGCTGTCCACCGAGCTGCACACCAAACTCGACGCCCTGGACGCCGCCATCGCGGCGGTGGAGAGCGGGAACTTTTACACCAAGAGCGAGGCGGACAAAAAGTTCGGCACGCCGTACACCCTGCCGCCCGCTACGGCGGGCCAGCTGGGCGGCGTCAAGGTGGGCGACTATCTGGACATTGCCCCGGACGGCACCCTCAGCGGCAAGACCCTCAATGATAAGATCGCTGCCGCCGTGGCGGTAAAGTCGGAGCCCCGGCTGGTGTGGAACCACCACGTGGAAACCGGAAAAAGGTGGCATTCCTACGACATCAAAATGCCAGACGGCCTTGACTATGTGCACGTTAAGTCGAGGTACAACGACAGTGGCAAAACATACGGTGAAGAAGTAGACATCGCAAAAGGCGGCACGGTCAACCACAACTTCGGCAGGGGCGATGGAATCTTTGCATCCAACACGACTTTCCGACCGGACGGGACCCTGCACTTTGAATTGGCAGGGTCGGACATAAATACCGGCGGCTACACCGTAGACATCTGGCTCTCCGGCTACCACTACCCTACGCTGGCCGAGCTGCTGACCGAGACGCAGTCCGCGCAGGCGGACTATGACGCGCTGGACGCGGAGGACAGCGCGATTGATGCACCGGACGATGTGACGCAGGAAGAGTAACGCCAAGAAAGAAAGGACGTGAGAGCATGGCGATCAAAGTATATTCCCTTGCAAAAGACGGCAGCAAAAAGCTGTCTGCAAATTTTGCGGTGAGGGAGTTCAGGTGCAAAGATGGGTCTGATCCTATCTTTATTGACTCCGAACTGGTGGAAATGCTGCAGAAGATCCGCAGCCATTTTGGCAAAGCGGTGAACATCAACTCCGCGTTCCGCACGGCAAGCCACAACGCGAAGCAGAAGAAAGCATCCAAGTATAGCCAGCACCTTTATGGAAAGGCTGCGGACATCTGGATTGCAGGCGTGCCGGTGGACACGCTGGCCGCCTACGCCGAAACGCTGCTGCCTGACCGGGGCGGTATCGGTCGGTATTATAGCGATAACTTTGTGCATGTCGATGTACGCGCAGCGAAGAGCCGCTGGACCGGGTAAGGGGGTGATACCGATGGCAAGTGTTCTGATGTCGGATGCACCGTATGCATCCTGGCTTTCTGGCGTTTTAACTACACTCGAAGAACACAAAATCGACCGCATTGCGGTTGCAGCGCCCTTACCGAATGGCGAGGTATTCACAGGCTACTTCCGCTTGGACACGATGGACAAGGCCCTTCTGGCGGCCAACATGCAGGCCGACGCTGTGCTGGACGCAGTGTGCCACAATGGACAGCGCATCCAGCAGGCATGGAGCGATGACATAGATGAGGAGGTGTAACTAACGGATGACGCAATCATCGCCGCCCTGCTGAGCGGTGCCGTGACTTTGATCGGGGTGCTGATCGCCAACAGCCGCAGTCAGGCCGTGACCGACACCAAGCTGGAAGAGCTGACCCGCGAGGTGCGCGAGCACAACAACTTTGCCCGCCGAGTGCCCATCCTGGAAGAGCAGATGAAGGTGGCCAACCACCGCATCGCAGATTTAGAAGCCAACGAACACGAGAGAGAAAGGAACTGACTATGAACGCAAAGACCTACAACGCACCCACCATCTCCGCCGGTACCATCACCCGCACTGCTGTCCTGCTGCTGGCCCTGACCAACCAGATCCTCAGCGCCTGCGGCAAGCCCGTGCTGCCCATCGAGAGCGCCACCGTAGAGCAGCTGGTCACCGCTGGCATCACCACCGTGGCCGCGCTGATCAGCTGGTGGAGCAACAACTCGTTCACCGCTGCCGCGATCCAGGCGGACAAGTATCTGGAGGACAAGAAGAGCCAGGTCAACAAGTAAGGCCGCTACACTACTTAGCCGCTCCGGCGGCAGGCCGAAAGGCCGCATAGCATGACAACAGCCCCGTGGTTCCGGTGATTCCGGTTCCACGGGGCTGTTTTTGCATTTATTGGTCGATCAGAATGCGGAGTTCCTGCACCACGTCCTGCAGCGCACGGTAAACCCGCTCCACTTCCGAGATATCCATAACACCTGCGGCCTGTATGCGTTTGATGTCCTGCTGCGCCTTGGCAAGTGCTGCACAGATTTGTGTGCGTTTTTCCTCGGAAATATTCATAATAATCACCAT